TGTGAAAAACCTTTTATCTTTTCAAAACGAATAACATTTTCAAACTTCTCCTGTAAGTCTGGTTTATGTGAGATTACAAATACATTTGCATCTTTAATCACATATCGAATAATTTTTAAGAATTCATCAGTTCCCATACCATCAAGAGAACTATCAAATACCTCATCCATAATCAATAAGTTAGTGTTTACTGAATTTTTTACTCTTGCAACTTCTCTCCAAGTGAAGAGTAATGCTAAGTCAATACGCATCTTCTCACCTTCACTAAAAGAACTGTATGAAAAGTTTTCGTGAATAGGTGACTCAATTGTCTCACTGAATTCTTCATCTAACTTAAAGTTGATATAGAAATCCATCATCTGCAAGTAACGATTAACCTGCTGATTGATAAGTGGTAGATACTTTTTAATTATCTTTGTCTTAACTCCATCATCTTTTAATAGCGAATATGCGAAATCATGATACATGATATCGGTTTTCTTATCCGCTAGTTCTTTTAAAATGTTTTGGAGACTTTGATTAAACTCTTTTAATTTTTCATCCTCAGTATTTCGATTTGCAAGTTGAGTGGTAAGTTTTTGAATTTCTGATTCCAGATCTCTGACCTGTCGCTGACATCCAGAAATCCTAGTATTGTTTTGAGAAATGCCATTATTGAGTTTAGTAATCTCCTTTGATAGTTTAGTAAAGAGATGCTCTCGCTCTTCTTCGTTTTTAATTGCTTTTTCTAGTTCTTGATAACCAGTTTGCAACTCTTTTGCTTTAGTTTGAGCATCATTAATTCTATTTAAACGAAACGATTCTTCTATATTTTGAGTACATGTAGGGCATGTTACATTCTCACTAAAGAACTTATGTTCCTTAGTAATCGTTGCTACTTTCTGACTTAATTGACCCTTATATTTGTTTAGAGTCTTTAACTTTTTATTCGCTCCTGTTACCTTTTCCTGTTCTTTTACCAACTCTACAACATCATTTTCTAACTTAGAATTACTAGATGTATACTCATCCTGTTCATCGAGAAGGATTGAAATTTTATCTTGTTTACCTTGTATATTTGCCTTACCACGATTCTCTAACTCTTCAATAAAATTCTTTTGCATCTCAAGTTTATCTTTTACATTCTCACGACTTAAATCCAAAACTCTTATTTCATCTTTCTGTTTTCTAATTTTCTCTTTGATGATTAGATTCATCGCAGAGAATATACGAATATCCAATAAGTCTTCAATTACTTCTCTTCTGTTTGAACCTGATAGTTGCATAAAAGGAACAAAGGCACTACTACCAAGTATGACTATCTGTGTAAATGATTTGTAATTAACTTTGAGTATATTTTCTTCTAATATCTTTTGCATTGCACGGTCATCTGCCTGTTTATGCATCTTCTGACCATCAACCTCTATCTCAAAGAGATTTGGTTTCATACATCTACGAACAAGATATTGACGACCATTAATATCAAACTCTACTTCAACTTGAGTGTCTTTTTCATTTGTTGCATTTACAAGTTGAGACTTGTTTATTTTACGAAAAGGTTTATTAAACAAACTAAATGTCAGAGCATCCAATACTGTAGATTTCCCTGTACCATTTGTTCCAACTATCAAATTCGTTGCATTTTTTTGGAAATCTATTTCCGAAAACTGGTCTCCAGTTGACAGAAAATTCTTCCATCTAATTTTTTGAAACGTTATCATTCTTAGGTGGTGGAACGACTATATCGTTCGGTGTGATCACTGCGTACTTATAATTATACAGCTTACAGGTCTGAATGGCAACCCTATCTTCAATTTCTATTACATTTAAATTAGCATTCTCATCATCATTCAACATCATAGCATATCTTTCCGCATCATCCTCTTCTTCAAACATAAAGAGAACTTTTTCTCCATAGCGATTTAACACAGCATAAGCACCATCGTCCCGTCTGTCTTTAAGTGTTAGAAGATACATTAGTCTACCTCGCAAGCTTCGGTGTATATTTGTTGTAGAATTCCTTTAATGAGAGTTTTATCTCCTTCAAACTCAGATTCATCAATATAGCGATTCAATATACCTATCGTATTCTCAGTTTCTTCAACTTCAAAGTCTGCACTTTCAGTTAATACAAAATTTTCAATTATTTTTAAGTCTTGAATACCAGAGTTGTATAACTTATCTATAAATTTTTCAAATTGCTTTTGATCGGTTTTCTTCTTTACAACGACTTTGACTATCTTATCTTTAAAATCTCTAGTATCAAATAACTTATAGTTTGTATCTTCATAATAGATATTGTAAAATAGTCTATAAGGATTGTTTACGGGTGTGTGTTCAATTGTTTTTGTATCAAAGATGTGAAATCCTCTTGTATCTAAAACATCGTTCCAGAACATCTCATAAGGGTTTCCGAGGTAATATATCTTTCCATTATCAGAGCGAGTATGATAGTGACCTGAGTAAACACGATAGAATTTATCAAATATCTTTGTATCCATTCCGTGTTCCATTGTATGACCACGAGTAGCAACAAAACCATTTAACTCAAGATGACCCATAATCACATCTGCCGATGTAGTATCCATCATCTCAAGAGTCTGTAATTTATTCTCCTCATTTATCCAAGGAAGCATCAAGATATCCAATCCACCAAGATTTACAGTAGTTGGTTCTGAATAAACTACAACATTATCATACTCTTTTAACAAAAGGTCTACAGTATTAATTTCATTTGTATCTTTATAGTATGCAGTGTGATTACCAACGATTGTATGAACAGTAATACCCATTGCTTGTAATCTGTCATAATAATTTTTCTTCGACCACTCAAGCGTTGCTAGGTCAATATTACGACGATTATCAAAAGTATCTCCCATATCAACAATGGTATCAATTTTATTTTTCTCTAAGTATGGAAAAAAGATATTATCGTAAAACTTTTTGAAATAACTGTGTATATAATCAGCACCTTTCCTTGCACCGAAATGCTGATCTGTAATAATTGCTAACTTCATTTTTTCTTCTTCTGTGGTTTTTGTGGGTAATATTGGAAACCTTCGGTTTGCTCACGCAAATCAGATATTCTAAATGTTATCATCTTATCCCAAGGTGTGCCATCTTGATCCATTAAAACAGCAGCTTTTTTACCCTGTATTCTCTGAACACATCCAACATATCCTCGATAGATTGAGTTTTCATCTATCACCTTAACTGTAGAACCTGGTAAAATCATCTGTTACTTGACTTATATTGAATATTATCTTTAATTGTATTATAATCAGAACTACTACCTGCCATTGCACTATCATCTACAGTCATCACTTCTTCAAATCCTGTCTTTTCAATTATCTTTGTCTTAATTTCTAATTGCTTCTTTTCTTTCTGTATGCGTCTCAAAAAAGCATAGTGTATTATCTGAGTAAAGTAAGCAAATGGATTTCTTGACTTTTCAGGATCAAAGTTATGAATATACTGAACACAGTTTTCAATACCATCAGATATCATATCATCACGGAACATATAATTAACAAAGTTTGGTTTATATGACAAGTGTGTTGCAATCTTTAAAAAACAAGAACCTAAGTAATTCGTGATACGTGGTTTAGGTAAATCATTCTCTGCTGCTTCTTTTACCTTTGCACGATAAACTATTAATGCTTCTAAAAGTTCACGGTTATTTACATAATGCTCTGATTTTTTCTTTGCCATATACCTGACTTAATATACTGATAGTATAACATAATTTATGGGACTTGACAAGTCAGTGAAATCTATGTACAATAACTCTGTAGGAGTTCAAGGGTTATTAGGCTTATCTATATTATTCTTAAAGATACTCTCAAGGCTCTTGCGAGCATCATCAACGGTAGTTAAAAATCCCATCTTATCATTAAAGGAAACTTTTCCATCAACTTCGATATCAATATCATCTTCATTCAAATATCGATTATAAAATTTAATCATTTGTTTATCAGTTACTTCTGACATTGTAATAATTTTATCATACTTAATCAAAAATAAATCTTGATCTGGTAACTCTAACCAAGGTTTAACTTTTACATAATGCCCAGCTGGACTATGCATCATCTTCATAAC